ACTTATGGTTCCTAGAGATAACATTGAACTTTGGAATCTAGAACTATCTAACGGTAAGATACTAGAAGTTACTGGTGGTCATCCAATTCATACATCCGAAGGATGGAAGTACATTAATGAATCAGATTACCAACAAGAATTAGTCGATGGTGTAGTCCCTAAAGACTTAGATGTTGTGGGTCAAATAGAAGAAGGAGATGAGGTATTTGGTATATTCGAACAGGTAGTAGTAAAATCTATATCTAAAAAGGAAGGAACACATACCGTTTACCATCTATCAGACGTTGAACACACTCATAACTTCTTTGCAGAAGGTATATTAGTGCATAATATGGGAATGAAATTTTAAATGACTATCGGATACACAAGACAACCGGCAATTGTTAATACACAAACCCCTTCATCGCAGGCTAACCCAGCTAACGCACAGCAACCCAACATTGGTAATGCGAGACAGCCTAACTCTGCAAGGTCACCGAGTAACAATGCTAACCCAGCTAACGCACAGCAACCCAATATTGCTAGTGCAAGACAACCTAACTCTGCAAGGCAACCGTTTACATTCCAAGCACCATTTACCTATAGTGCAAGGACACCATTTACCTATCAGGCAAGGTCACCATTTACCTATCAGGCAAGGTCACCATTTACATTCAGGGCTCCATTTACGTTTCAGAATCCGTTTACGTATGCAAGACAGGCTAACACACCGACTACTTATGCTAGACAGGGTCGGACTCCTGCTACGTATCAGGCAAGAACTCCTGCGACATACATTAGACAAGGTCAGACTCCGTTCACTTATCAGAACAGATCACCTTTCACTTATATAAGACAAGGTCGGACTCCATTTACATTCAGGTCACCGTTTACTTTTCAGAATCCGTTTACATATGCAAGACAAGGTAACCAACCGACTACTTATGCTAGGCAGGGTCAAACACCGTATCCGTACATTGCTAGTCAACCGACTACTTATGCTCGTCAAGGTCAGACTCCGTTCACTTATCAGAACAGATCACCCTTTACATACATTAGACAAGGTCAGACCCCATTCACTTATCAGAATAGGTCTCCGTTCACTTATGCTAGACAAGGTAACCAACCGACTACTTATGCTACTCAGGGTCAGACTCCGTTCACTTATCAGAACAGACAGCCAGGCACTTATGCAAGACAAGGTCAGACTCCGTTCACTTATCAGAACAGATCACCAAGCACTTATGCAAGACAAGGTACACAACCTCAAACTTATGCAAGACAAGGTCAAACACCGTTTACTTACATAAACCAACAACCGTCTTCTTATGCAAGGCAGGGTCAAACACCATTTACATATAGTAATAGACAGCCAGGAACTTATATAAGACAGGGTCAAACACCTTTCACTTATATAAACCAACAGCCTAGTACATACATTAGACAAGGTCAGACTCCGTTCACTTATCAGAACAGATCACCAAGCACTTATGCAAGACAGGGTAGAACCCCAGTAATTAGATGGGACAATACTTTAACTCAACAATGGCCTGGTTCACCAGTCACTAGTTAACCCCCTAAATAAGAGTGAGAAATCACTCTTTTTAGGTTTTATATTATGAAAAAAATTACAACACTGGCGGAACTACAAACCAACTTACTCTCAGTAGACTTATCGACTGCATCAATGAGTGAGTTACGTGATCTACCCAATTTTCACTTAGGTCAAATTAACGATATCTTTAACATCACAGAGAAGGACTCTGAAGTCTACTCTATGTGGAGTTATATGTTCGAACAATTACCGCCTCTTAAGAAATTTACGTGGGGAGACTTACTGAAACACCGTAAAGGTAAAGAAAAAACATTTACTGGATGGGGTGGAACAGGACACCATTCACACGCATACAACAAGTTTATACCTCAAGGACACCCTTGTCCCGAACCCCCAAATCTTAATAAGCCTGGGCATATGGGATTCGGGTTCAAAGTAGATGACGAATATATTGATATTAGAACACTTACCGATATTGGAGACACCTACCCCGAAGAATATCTATCAAGTGTAGTGTATCATTCAACAAAAGCACACTGGTTAATACAATCCATTCAGAAAGAAGGACTCAGGTCTGCAATTCAGGGGTTCACATCTAAACAACCTAACGAAGACTGGTTTCAAATCGTTATCCACCCAGGCTCAGTTCGTTCTGCAGTCTTTGAGGAGATGGAAAACCCCGATATGGAACTCCTCGTATGGGACAACTGTAGGGTCTTAGACGACTTACCATCACTTACCCTAGACGAAACTCTAGAGTACTGGAGAACTGCTCTTAAGGCGGGTGGCAAGGGTTCTCAGGGTCATATGAGTGCAATCTGTGTCAACGGTGTTATAGAGTGGCAACCATCTCTTATCGATTTGGATTTTAGGTCTGAGGTCTATGACCACGGCAAGAAAGTACACAAATTGACTAAGGGAAAACCTCTCAATATCTATATCGGATACGACTCTACTATGGGTGATTTAGATAAGATATGTGAACACTCTATCCTAAAAAGTGTCGAGAGAGCTATACCGAAAGGTGACATCATGCCTCATTGTGGATTTATACCCGAAATTAAATTACTTGACATTTCCAAACTTCCCGACTATAATAGAGAGTATGCAAACCAAAGTACAGAGTTTACCTACAGTCGTTTCCTAATTCCGTATCTAGAGAACTATGAAGGTTTCAGTATATTCCTAGACAACGATTTCATATTCAAGAAGAATATTCTACCATTATTATTCTATCTCAATCCCGATGATGCAGTTGCTTGTATAAAGTATCCACACTACGAACACGACACTACTAAATTTGATGGTGAAGTGAACATCGACTACCCATGCAAACTATGGTCAAGTCTAATGGTATTCAACAACGGACACGAAGACTGTAAGAAGTTGACACCTGAAGTAGTGAACTCTTGGACAGGGAAACAGTTGCATCAATTTGAATGGACTGATAAGATTTCTCCAATACCACAGAAATACATCTTTGTTGAAGGGTATGATGACCCCGAAGAGAAGTGGGACTACAGTGGAATCCATTACACACGTGGTGGGCCTTGGATAAAAGGCATGGATACAAAAGACATAAATAATCTAGACGACTACTACAACTGGAAAAACCTCTATTCGAAATCGAGATAGTGAGTTATAATATTAACAGAGGACTTAAATTATGAGAAATGCACTAGTATACACCGAAGAGATGAAACTCTTTATAAGAAAACCAAACGGACTTGAATACGAGTTTGACAATGTTGATAAACCTGAACTGGGTTTTGACTACGATGTTATCGTCTATGATGACATTGAACAGAAAGTTGTAAAGTGGGATGACAGCCTTGGTAATTTTGATAATCAAGACAGAGTAGAACTAGAAGACTCTGAGAAAGAATCCATTGAAGCCTATATTGAACACTCAGAAGCACCAATGGGTGTCAATCTTAATTCCCAATTTTGTCAAAAAATATCTGAAGAAGTGTTATCTTCATTAAAAGACTGCACAAACTCATATGGTTTCGATGACCTAAATGAAGTATTGTTTGCAGGGAGAGAGGGTTCAAACCACCCCCACAGAAGCAATGCAAGACGAGTTATGGAATTTGGAGATGCCTGTTATAATGTTGGTGACCAAATCCAAGACACGATCATTGCGACTAGAGAAGATCAACTCGAAGTTTTTGAACACTATCAAAATTCTTTACCGAAATTTGACTTTGGCGTTGATCACCCGAGATAATTTCTATGGACTATACTCCAAAAGTAGTCTATGTCGATGAACCATTTAAGATACAAGACCTACCATTAAAGGACATTTATGTCCTTGACAATTGGTTATCTACAGAACTACACCATTACTTTGATAAGAGAATAGTTAGTTCTAGTATTTGGTCTAAGACTAATCAAGTGTCTTCTGATAGCCCTACTGGATTACCCCATCACAGTTTTTGGGGTGCGTCATGGTTTAGGGATAATGAAACCCCTGAGCAGGATGTTGTAACAGACCAGTTGTATTTTCCTAGATATTTAAACCGAAGACTTCAGATGGAGTTTGGGTTTAAGTGGGAACGATTTCAGTACATGGGATTGAATTCACAGACACAAGGACTAGATGGAACTACTCATAAAGATTGCCATGAAGATGATGAATGGAATCTTTCATTCTTGTATTACCCAAATAGATTTTGGAACCCAGCTTGGGGTGGAACCTTACGAATCTATGATGCAGAACAACAAGGTATACAGGGTAGAGCAGATCATATTAAGAATCACCAAATTGCAGAAGTAGAATTCAAACCTAATAGATTGATTATGTTTGATGGAAGACTACCTCACGGTGCAGATGCACCTAATCCGTCTGCAAGATACATAGACAGACGTTCAGTAGTAGTCCGAGGAGACGAGGTCAGATTACTAGAAAACGACAAGGAATTTTACGATGCCAACGATAGACTTTCAAACATATAATCCAACAACTTTACAGAACTTTAAACCAGTTCTGGCAAAGAATGTGGTTCCCGATTGGTGGAAAAAAGCGAAGGTTGGTGAAGCAATTAACGGAACCTTTCAACAGACCATAAGATCATGTCCAGCAATGGATGACTGGTTAAAGATGGGGTGGTATCTACTTGCAAACCGAGACCTACACGTTAAATGTGGAGTGTCAAATTTTGAAGAGGGGGACACTTCTTCGTGGTTTCATTTAGAAGACGGTGAGAAAGACGACTGGATACAATCCTATGAGTCTCAGTCACACCCATCTACTCAAACTTTAGATGCGTTCTCCTATTATGGTGCTGGTGAGAATGCACCCATAAGAGATGCATTTAAATGTAAGAATCCATGGAATATTAAAACCCCCAAAGGGTATTCATGTTTCTACTTAGACCCCTTTCTACATCAAAACAAATACTTTGCAACATGGCAGGGCATCATTGATACAGATGAGTTCAATGTGAACTTAGACAATGCACAGATCATTTTCTACCCTAAAGTCAATCACTCCTTCACAATCAAGAAGGGAACACCTTTATGTCAGATCATACCATTCAAGAGAGAAGAATGGGCAGGCACATACACAACAAATAGTATGGAATCGTATATAAATAATCTTACTGTGAAAAATTCGACTCAAGATAATATATCGATGACAGAAGCAAATGCATTAGATATCAAGAAAGAAAATATCAAAAGAGTCGGGCCATATAAAAAGAGGGGAATGTGGAAACCAAAACAGAAGTTCTTCAATGAAGACACTCCACCACCCGAGTGTCCGTTTCATGTTTCTGCAGAGAACCCAGCACCAAATGAGATACAATTAGAAATGAATTTTGGAGACGAAACAAATGGCAGTTAGACTACTATTCCCAACCCTACTTTTTCATAGAAATCTTTTACAAGAAGACTTAGATGAATCTAGAGGATTGACCCAATCATATATGACACATCTTGTTGAAGAGATGGATAGTATGCGGAGACGAGACCCGAAGGGGAGACAGGTCTCCAATCAATACACTGGTTGGCAATCCCATGATGGTTGTGAGAAAAGTCCTGCATTCACTAAATGTATGAATAGAATTGTTAAACTCTTTAATGACGAAGTGTTACCGTTTCATGGACTGGATACGAAAAATGCAAAAGTATCTATTGGCAACTCTTGGGCAAACATCAATGACAAGGGTGCATGGAATATGCCACACCTACACAATGGGTGTTGGTACAGTGGAGTGTTTTATATCAAGGGTGACGGAGATGAGGGTAGATTGCAGATGATAGAAACAGATGTTAAGGTCGTTGCAGATATGCCACATTCACCGAGAACTCCTTCCAATTTCGGGTTTGAATGCAAATCAGGAGAATTAGTTCTTTTCCCTAGTGGTGCAATGCACATGGTTGAACCAAATCCTACAGATAAAGAACGGTATTCTATATCGTTCAACATCAATATGGATTACCTAGGACAGGATGGAAACAAAGGAAACATCGAAAATTGGAACCCTGACGAATTTGTTTTCAATTTAGACACTAATGGTAACCCAATAACCGTGTAACGAGGAAACCATGTTCCTAAATAACTACATGGAATTTGTAGTCAGCCCAGTCGTTCTTTGGAACATCATCGTATCACTCATTGTATTTCCGATTGGTTTTATAGTGAGGTCGCTCACATCCGAACAAAAGCGGTTGGATATATTAATGAACAAAACCCGAGAAGAGATCGCAAAAGATTATGTCACTAGAGATCAAATTGAAGCAGATTTTAGCAGACTAATGTCTACACTTGACCGAATGGACGAGAAGATAGACAAACTCCAAACCAAAACATACTTCCAAGAATAGGTTCATAAACTGTATAAATAGTATTAGACGATTAATACTGGAATACAATTATGGCATCACCTAACAGCAAAGCAACATTTAAGTCCTACATAGAAAGAAAACTTGGAGCTCCTGTTCTCGAAATCAACGTGGACGATGACCAGTTTGATGACAGAATGGATGAAGCACTGCAATACTTTCGTGAGTTTCATTACGAAGGTGCAATCAAGTGTTACTTAAAACACCAACTTACTCAAGCAGAGATTGATTCGTTTAAAACAAACGAGACACATAACGCTGCAACAAGTGGTGGACAAGTAATAAGTGGACAGACTTACGGAGAAGGTCAGAATTACATTACACTACCCGAACATGTGTTAAGTGTAATACAAATTTTCCCATTCTCAAGTGGACAACAGTCTAATATGTTTGATATTCAATATCAACTTAGACTGAATGATCTTTGGGATTTATCATCTACGAGTGTTTTATACTACTCACAAGTACAATCACATCTTGCAATGCTAAACGACATATTAGTAGGACAGATTCCTATAAGATATAATATGCATTCTAACAGACTATACATTGACTACAATACGGCTAAGCTTACTGCTGGTGAGTGGATTATTGTTGAGTGTTATAGAATGATTGACCCAACAGACATGACAGATGTTTATAACGATATGTGGTTGAAGAAATATGCAACCAATTTAGTTAAGTATCAGTGGGGTGAAAACCTATCCAAGTTTAGTGGAATTTCATTGCCAGGCGGTGTTACACTAGATGCACAACAAATGAAAGAAGAAGCAAAAGAAGAGATATTAAGATTAGAAGAGGAATCACGAAATAACTTTGAGATGCCTGTTTTAGATATGATAGGATAACCTAATGCCGACTAATGTATTTTTTAACCATGCAGTCAGTACTGAACAACATCTCTACGAAGATTTAGTTGTTGAATCACTTAGATTCTATGGACATGAGTGTTACTACTTACCGAGAGCCCTTGTCGAAGAGGACACGATTCTTGGTGAAGACGTGCAATCCACTTTTGGTGATGCATATGCAGTTGAAATGTACATTGAGAACACAGACGGATTCGAAGGAGAGGGTGACCTTTTCAGTAAGTTCGGTGTTCAAGTACGTGACACTGCAACCTTCGTATTATCTTTAAGAACATGGGAGAGATTCATTTCCCTAGACTCAAACCTTGCAACAGCATTACGACCTAACGAAGGAGATTTGATCTACTTCCCTATGTCGGGTTCAATGTTCGAAATCAAATTTGTAGAACACGAGAATCCATTCTATCAAGTCGGTAAACTATTTGTATTCAAGATGCAGTGTGAACTGTTCGAATACAGTGGAGAAGATTTCGATACAGACATTGGTTCTATCGATGTTATTGAGAACGAACAAGCATACTCAATCGAGATGACCATGAACAGTGGTTCGGGTGCATATGTTATTAACGAACCATTAACACTATCAGGTGTTACGGTTGGTGAGGTGTCTGCATGGGCCTTCTCTACAGAAACCCTAAATATAGTACATAACACTAAGACACTTGCAGTTGGAGATTCTTTGGTCGGAACGATATCAGGATGTACTAGAACGATTGCATCTATTGTAGATGTGATGACATTTGCTAATGATGGTGGCGCACAGAATAAAGACTTTGAAGATAAGGATGGGTCATACTTAGACTTTAGTGAAACTAATCCATTCGGAGAACCATAAGAATGTTCGGTACTCATTTTTACCATGAAACGATTAAGAGAAGTGTATCTATATTTGGTACACTCTTTAATAATATCTATATCGAGAAGAAAAAATCAGACGGAACAGTCCTTTCAAAGAGTCTAGTTCCAATTTCCTATGGCCCTAAACAGAAATGGTTAGCAAGGTTAGATGACGAGAAGAACCTAAACGATGGTAACAGAAGTGCAATCAGTCTACCGAGACTTGCCTTTGAGATCAGTGGGTTTGAATATGATGCAACAAGACAACAAAACAAATTAATAAAAACCCAAAAAAATCAGTTAGAAGCTGCAGACACAGGTAAGAGGGGATTCCAATATGCACCAGCACCCTACAACATATCCTTTTCACTAGGCATTCTTGCAAAGAATGCTAATGATGCATTACAGATTCTAGAACAGATCATTCCTTACTTCCAACCCGAATACTCAGTTACAATGAAGATGGTTGATTCGATGAGTGAGACCCGAGATGTGCCGATAATATTGAATAGTGTAACAATGGACGATACCTATGAAGGAGATTTCTCTGAAAGAAGAGTAATCCAGTACAATTTAGAATTTCAAATGCAAATATACTTCTTCGGGCCAGTGTTTACTGGTGAGATAATCAAATCGGTTATTGAAAGAGACTATATTAACACAGGACTTGGTGGGTTCACAACGACACAGTTAGAAGCATCGGGACTTGTTAAAGAAGTTAAACATTACGAACCTGCGTTTGAAGAACGAACTAATAGTGTAGTGTCTGCATCAACCACAATTGCCTTTACTACTGCAATAAATAGTAAGATAAGTGCTTTAGATGAAGTATTTGGGACTGGGAATGCAACCGAACCGACTGTTGTGAGTATTGCTAGTGATAAACTATCGATAGTAGTCTCAAGTGCAGTAACACTAGGTGCAAAATCTAGACTGAAGTTCGTAGGTTCTGTTGACCCAACCGACACCTTTGTGGTTGCAGAGACAG